CGCTTTGTTTTTCTCTCCCCGTTAACGGGGCGTACCGCTACGCGCGGGGGGTCTCGCTATGCAGCGCCAGTGCGACGTCTGCGGCAAGGACTACGACGCGAAGCGGGCCACGTCCCAGTTCTGCGGAGGGACCTGCCGGGCCCGCGCCCGGCGCGGTCGCGAGGCAGAAGCCGTCGCTGCGCCCGCGGCCACCGCCGGCTCCCAGCCGACGGGTGACCGTCCGGCCCTGCACGCCGCTGTGCTCGCCGAACTCGTTGAAGTCAAGCGCGAGTCGACCGCGCTGGGCCTCGCTGCTCTGTCGCTCGCCATGCGGATCGAGACGGGCATGGATACCGGGTCGGCGCTGGCCTCGCTGACCCGGGAGCTCCGCGCGACCCGCGCTGATGCGCTCCAGGGGGCGAAGGACACCAGGTCCGGGCTGGAGGGCATCCGCGACGAGCTGGCCGCGCGGCGCCGCGCATGATGGCGACGATGCCCGGGCCGACCTACGGGCCGCTGTTCCGCTCCGCACCTCCGTCCACGCACACCTTCGGCGACCTCGCGGCGAAGGTCGGGAAGTCTCTGCGGCTCGATCCCGACGCCGAGCAACGCTGGATCCTGGACCAGATCTACGCCGAGAAGGCCCCGGGCGTCCCCTCCGCCTTCGAGGTCTGCATCGTCGGGCCGCGGCAGAACATCAAGAGCAGCACGCTCGAGATCGCGGCTCTCACGGACCTGTTCGTCATCGGCGTCCCCCTGACGGTGTGGACCGCCCACCAGTTCAAGACCAGCCGGAAGTCCTTCGAGGACATGCGCCGCCGGATCATCCGCAACCCCGAGTTCAGCAGTCGCTGCAAGTTCCGCGACAGCCACGGCGAGGAAGCGATCATCCTGCACTCCGGGGAGACGATCGAGTTCCACGCCCGCAGCGGCGGCTCTGGCCGTGGCTTCACCTGCGACCGGCTCGTCCTCGACGAGGCGCTGTACCTCCGACCTGGCGACATGGGCGCTCTGCTCCCGACGATGATCACGGTGCCTGACTCGCAGGTCCGGTACGGGTCATCCGCTGGCTTCTCGTTCTCCGGGGCTCTGCGCGCCCTGCGGGACCGTGGTCGCCGCGGCGACGACACCTCCCTGGCCTATGTGGAGTACGGCGCCCCTCGCAAGGACTGCGCCGAGCGGGACTGCAGGCACGTCTACGGCACGGTCCAGGGATGCGCACTCGACGACCGCCGGCTGTGGTGGGCGGCGAATTGCGCGATGTGGTCCGGGCGCATCACCGAGGAGGGGATGGAGAACCAGCGCAAGGCGCTCGAGTCCGACTCGGCAGAGTTCATGCGTGAGTTCCTCAGCTGGTGGGAGGAGCCGGCCGACGAGTCGACCGCGTTCGACCTCGACGTGTGGGGAAAGCAGGCCGACCCGAGCGCCGAGCGCGGCTCCTCGTTCGTCTTCGCCATCGCGACCGCACCTGATCGGTCCTGGTCCGCCATCGCGATGGCCTGGGAGCGCCCAGACGGCCGCGTGCAGGTCTCCCTGGCTGACTACCGCCCGGGAACGTCCTGGGCCGCTGAGCGGCTCGCTGAGCTCCACGAGCGGTGGGGCACAGGTCCGGTCATCACCGACACCGCGTCGCGTGGGCTGATCGACGGCGCGGAGGAGCCATCCGAGGGGGACCAGGCCATCGCGCACAACGCCATGTACGACGCCGTGATCGGTCAGCAGGTGTGGCACGACAACCAGGCCGCGATGAACGCGGCTGTGAAGGGCGCCCAGTGGCGTCCGATGGGCAACACGCAGGTGCTCGACCGCAAGGGCAGCACCGAGATCTCCCCGATCGTGGCCGCCTGCCTGGCTCGGCAGGGCGTCGAGCAGGGCCACTACGGCGAGGCGTCGGTCTTCTTCTTCGACGACCTGGAAGACGACGAGGAGGACGAGGATGCTGAGTGACCTGCTGCTGATCTTGGCCCTGATCATGCTCGTGGCCGGGGTCTTCATCACCTTCGGCCTTGGCCCGGCACTGTTCGCCGCGGCGGTCCCCATCGGGATCGTGGGCATCGCCTTGTCGGACGGGGCCGGCATCCGATGATCCTGAACCGCGCGATCCGCAACGCGAAGGCCATGATGCGCTCGGCCGAGTGGGGCGACTCGTCGATCCCACCCAACAGCCTCGCCGGCTCTCACCTCGGGGGCGCCGCATCCGGGCAGGAGTCCGCCGCGCTCGCAATCAGCGCGGTCCTGTCCTGCGTGAAGGTCCTCCACGACGACGTCACCGTGATGCCCTTCGACGCCTACCAGGGCGATAAGAATGGGCCCCGGCGCATCAGCGCGGCTCAGCCCCAGATCGTCCTTGAGCCCTTCGGACCGGAACTGCCCCCGGCCGCCGGCTTCGGTCAGATCGTGGTCAGCAAGGCCATGCGCGGCAACTCGTACCTGTACGTGACCTCGTCCGACTCCCTGGGCTTCCCAACCAGTGTGGCCGTGCTCCACCCGGACGCGGTCATGCCCAAGCGGGAGGTCACCGGACCCAACAAGGGCCGCAAGTTCTTCCAGGTCGCTGGGGAGAAGTTCAGCACCTCGGAGATCATCCACATCACGGGGATGATGCCGCCCGGCGCGATCAGTGGCGTCGACGTACTGACCGCCCAACGGGTCAACCTCGATCTGGCGCAGAAGGTCGGGCAGTACGCGGACGGCTTCTTCGGTGGCGGCGGCTCACCCGCTGGCGTGATCAGCGTGAAAGGCCCGGGTGATCGCAAGAAGGCCAGGGCGGTTAAGGACGCGTGGGAGGCCGGGCATGGTGGCGTACTGAACGCCCACCGTCCCGCAGTCCTGTTCGGTGACGCGACCTGGACCCCCATGTCCGTCAGCCCCGAGAACGCGCAGTTCCTCCAGACCCGCAGGTTCCTCCGCGAGGAGATCTGCGGCATGTTCGGCGTCCCGCTCCAGCGCATCCAGGCCATCATCGACAACGCCTCCCAGGGTGGCGGCAAGGGCCTCGACTCCATCGACCAGGGCTACGTCACGCACACGATCCTGCCGCTGGTCATCGGGATCGAAGCCGCTTGGGACCGGATGATCCCCGGCGGCGCAAGCACCTGGACCCGCTTCAACGTCGATGGGTTCCTCCGCGCAGCTGCGAAGGAACGAGCTGACATAGCCCTGGTTCACCGCACGACTGGCATCAGGACGTCGGACGAGATCCGCGCCGACGAGGGCTGGGAGCCGCTCCCGGACGGCAAGGGTTCGGACCCGAACGCCCCGCTGAACTCCAACGTCGCACCCGCAGCACCCGCAGAGCCCGCCGCCGGCGGCAAGGGAGGAACCCAGTGAAGATCCGACACGGCGGTCTCGCGCTCCTCGAGCAGCGCGTCATGGATGGCGACACGCGCGCCTTGCGCGCGCTGGTCCGTCAGGGAAGCGGCCCGAACACGCTCGACAGGACCTTCCGGGACGTCGAGCTCAAGGCCGCTCCCTCTGGTGGCTCGACGACACGGCTCACCTTCACCGGGTACGCCTCGACGACCGAGGACCCGTACGAGATCCAGGACTGGCTCGGCCCATACTCCGAGGTCGTCCGAGCTGGTGCCTTCACGAAGACCCTGGCCGAGGGGCCGGACGTCATCTTCTGCGTGAACCATGCCTGGGACGGCGTGCCGATGGCCCGCACCGGCCCTGCGACCTGCCTGCTCAAGGAGGACACCACCGGCCTGCTCGTCGAGGCGTACCTCGACGCGAGCCGCGCCGACGTCTACCAGGTGCAGTCCGCCATGGAGGCCGGCGAGCTCGACGCGATGTCCTTCGCATTCTGGGTGACCCGCCAGATGTGGTCCCCGGACTATGAGCAGCGCGACATCCAGGAGGTCGACCTCGACGGCGGCGACGTATCAGTGGTGACGTGGCCGGCGAACCCGGGCACGACCGGCTCCACGGCCCTACGCAAGCGTCAGGCGCTGACCCTGATGCGGTCCCGCGTCCCCGGGCTGCTCCTGGAGCGGGCCCGGAGCGAGAAGCGTGCCGGGAAGGCCCTGTCGACCTCGACGATGGAGACGCTCCAGGCCGTGCTCGACCTGATCGCCGACGCGGACGTCGCGGTCGACGCCGCGCAGCCGCTGCTCGCCGAACTCATGGGCGTCGACAACCCCGACGACGAGACCCCCGCCGTCGACGACAGCAGCACCGAGACCGAGTCGGTCTCGTCCTCCCAGTCCCCGGACCTTGTCCGGCAGCGCCTAGCACTCCAGGCGCTCGCGGCGAAGTAGCGCACCTCGCCGCACCACCCGCACCACCGCGCGACCAAGCACGCCGGACCACTCACGCCGGACGCCACATCAAGCGGCGCACCACCTGAGTCGGAACCACCTGCTCGCACCACACCCATGCAGGCCCCTTCCGCTCAAGGAGAGCACCCATGAAGCACATCCACCCCCAGCCCGGGGACACCCTGGGCTACACCCGCAAGGGTCGGCCGATCCCGGCCGTTGCAGGCGGCGCCCCCACCGTCCTCGAGCAGGTCCGCACGAACCGCGCAGCCCTGCAGACCGAGATCGACAGTCTCCTGGCCGCCCCGATGCCCGAGGAGCGCGCCGCGGCCGAGGCCGCCAACACCGTGATCCGCGGAAAGCTCGAGAGCCGCGACGCGTTCGACGCGCGCATCAAGGACCTCGAAGCTGAGGAGACCCGCCGCGCCGCCGACGCCACCGCCCAGGCACGCCTCGGTGCGCAGCTCGACGACAAGGGCCAGCCCCGCGCGGTGATCCTGTCCGAGCCGCGCACCTACGGCCCGGCCGTCCGGTCGTCCTACTTCCTCGACCTCGCCCGGGTCCAGCTCAACCGCGGCGACGGCGAC